CCCGGAGGTGCGCCCGGTACCGTTCACGGTGCGCTCAGGTGGTGGCGTGGTTTTTTTGTTTGTCACTTTCAGATCCTTCTCCAATTTCGCCACCGCAAACGCAAATTCCACCGGATCCTCCAGTTTTGATAGCGTTGTGGCTTTGGCCGGGTTCTTTCCTAAGGCGTACATCAAAAGCGCCGGGTTATCGGCGCCCTGCAGAATGATGCCCTGCTGAGTGACGCTAAGAGATTCCAGCACCGTGGCCTCCGCATCCTCAAAATCGCGAACTTTCAGCGCCTTTTTGGCATTGGCGTATTTATCCAATTTGGTCTGCCATGCCTGTTTTTGCTGTTGTTCGGTTTGCTTGGCTTTTTCTGCCTGGGCTTCCACCTGGCGTTTTTGTTCAAACCAATCCGCCAGCGATTTTTCATATTGATCCGCATCATAATCGTGATCCTCCAGGGTGGGCTTTTTCCCCAATACCACCGGCTTGTCCTCAGTGGTTTGGTTTAATTTGGCCTCCAGTTCACGGATGCGTTTTTCCTTATCGCGGTTGGCTTTTCTTAGGTCTTTCACCCAATTGGGGGCTTTAGCGTATTGATCGGCGGGGGGCGCTTCCTCGCCTATTGAAACGCTGATTTCCTCGGAATCATCATCATCGCTTTGATCCTCCTCATCGCCGGCCTCACCCTCATCAGATTGGCTTTCCCCGGGTTCCTGTTCTCCGGTTTCATCTTCATTCTGCTGGGTTTCAGTGGTGGTTTCGGTGGATTCATCGCTTGAAAAGTCATCCTCGGTTTGCGTTTCGTTATCTGCCTGGGTATTCATAAAAATCCTTAAAAATAGGGCTCATCCCTTACGGGTGGGATGGAAACCGGTTGCTTTACTGTGAATTGAACTGCTTGAGAAAACTGCGTGATAACGCGATAAAAAGGGATTAAACGGGGGTATTTTCCTGATCCTGATACACCACTTTTTGCAAGGTTTCGATTTCCTTCAATGTGGTTTCCTGATCCGTTTTTTTGGTTTTGGCCATGGTTTCGGTGGCGCGCGCCTGGGAATATTGCGCATCCGCTATCGATTTCACCGTATCCGCCCGGGCTTTTTCCGCTTTGGCCTGGGCCTCCTCCGCCGCTGCCTGCAAATATTGACTGTTGGGATCCGGTGGGCGGTTTTCCGCTTCCGTTTTCATTTCCTGGATTTCCTGTTCGGTGGGTTTCACCACACCCATGCGCACCAGTTTCGCCCTGAAAAAATCGCGCACATCGGATATCCCTTCGCCTTCCATATTCATCATGGCCATGGCCTGTAGTACCTGTTGGGTTTCCGGATCCTGGGTGATGGCCAGCATTCCGGTTAATGCCCGCACCGTGGCGGCCCTGCGGCTGGAGGAACTGGGCCCAATGTCCACGGCCACATCAAATTTGGCTTTGGATAAATCATTTTCCAGATAATTTTTGCCGCTTTCCTTGTTCTGCATGGGGCGCATCAGTTCCACCGTTTCCACATCCTTGGACGGGGTTAAGGTTTTCATTTTGCGGCCGGCTTCCGAATACACATCCTTAGCCATCGATAACCATATTTCCCCGCAGCGTTTCATCCCTTTGGCAAAGTTGCTCATATAGATAAAGGTCTGCATATCCAGGCGCTGCTGGATCATCTCCACCGCTTTACCGGAGATATTGCTCACCATCTTTTCCGCCTGCTGGGGGCTGCCCAGGATTTCCTGCATATCCGATTCGGTCACCTGCAACAAAGCGGCAAGCGATGGCGGGATGGCCGCAGATCGGGTGTAATCCAAAGGGCCCGCGGATTGCTGATTGCCGTTCAAATCGGTGATGGGATTGATCAATAGATAGGGATAATTCCGAATATTATCTTCGGACCACATCATTTGATGGCCGGCGATTTGCTCGGGTGTCAAGATGGGCTTTTCTACGCTGGACAGGGCCGATATTTCCCCCAGCTTGGATAGCTGCATATTCTTTAAACGCTGCGGATCCTTCGCCAAGCGCACATGACCCATACAGCGCTCAATATTGTCTATAAACCAGCGCTTACCATATACCGGAATGATCGGAATGCATTTGCCGGCGATATAATCGCAATCCTCCAATACCCCACCACCTGAAAAAATGTATTTATGGATTTTGCGGGTTTTGTATTTGCGCGTGCGTATCTCTTTGGTGCCAAATTGCGCCAGGCGCTCCTCCAAATCCGGATCCTCCAAAAAATCCTCATCACTGTAGCGCTCCTCCTCTCCAGTGATGGTTTGGAATATGCGCACCACCGCGGGCCTTTCCTCCACCCGGTAATACTCCGCCACATAGACCACATCCGGGGTGGCCCAATCGAATTCCAGCTGGTGGATGGTTTTAGGCCAGCTGGTGGGATCATCGCCCCACTCCTCTTTGTATGCTTCGCGCGTCATTGAATTGATCACATAACAGCATTTTGCATCCGCTTTATCCTGGCGTTTGGCCCCCAAATCAAAAAACACACTGCTATCGGCATCGAATATAGGCTCAATCCGGATCCGCTGGCGATCATCTTCCGAATCCTCCTCATCCTCGTAACAGGTGCGCAGGCGCCAGGCCCCGAAACCACCGCCCACCGCCTCCTCAAACGCATTATCATAGGCCTCGTTTGCGGTGCTGTCCTGTTCATCAGCCCGGTATAACCCATCACAGGTATCCGCTAAATCATCGTACTCCTCGCCTTCCTTGGAAATAAAATCCACGGTGATGCGGTTATTGCGGTATTCATTAATGATCCGGATCACCGATAAATGTATTTTATTCACCTCAAAGCGGGGTTTGTTCTCGAATTGCTCCCCCAGCGGCCCCTCCCACTGGGCGCCGGCGATCGAATAAAAGCGGCGATCCTCAAGGCATTGCTGGCGCTCATCGCGCAGCGCCGATTGGATGCAATCAAATTCCCGCAGCGCCTCCTGATGGATTGCGTGCAGCGTTTCCTCTTTTGTTTTTCTGGCCATGCAATTACATCCCTTAAAAAATCATTTCCAGCGGTTCACGGTGGGCATCGGGGCGCCGGTGGTGTGTTGTGTGGCCGGAGTGGTCTGAACCAGATGAATAGCATCAAACATCGGATCCAGCTGATCATCGTGGGCACCCGCAGGAAAGGTTTCCACCTCCCCCAGAAAGTCCGACAAAAAAGGCGCATCCTGGGGCAGCACCACATTGCCGGACTCAATAAACGGCGCCGCGTCATAACAGCGGGCTATCTTGTCTTTGTTGCGCTGGATCGGCAGCACCGGAATACCCTCCCGGCGCAGCGTTTGAATCAGGCCGGTACCGGATACCTTGTCTTCAACGTACATGCCTTTTAACGTGCTTTTACGGCAAATCGGCTGTGGATCGTTTTGCTGTTTGATCCAGAAGGAGCGGGCCTGAATCAACAAATCCGGTGCCTCCCATTTGCCCCGCACCTGATCGATCAGCACCGCTTTGCCCACGGTGGAGCGGCCCCAGCATTGCAATACCGTCCAATCATTGTGTGTAGCGGTTTTCTGCGCGGTGTCCGCCGTGATAATCCGAAAATCCAGCGGCGGCAGTTGTTGCCAGTATTCGAACCAGGCCACGTTGATGATGCCACCACCCCGGGGAGATGGCCGCTGCTGCAATTGCCCCGCGGTGCCATAGGTGCCCAGGGTTTTTTCAAGCTCGCATACCTGGGCCTCGGAAAAGCGCTCCGGGAACATAAGCTCCCCATCGATTTTACGGGGATCCTCCCACCCAATATCCGTGCGGCAGTGGAATTCCTTTTCGTACCGCATCGGAATGCAAAGATGGGTATATTTGAGCCCCATATCCAGAATAACCCCCGATACATCCTTTTCATTCAGGCGCTGCATGATCACCACAATCGCAGATTGATCCGAATTCACCCGCGTGGGTAGCGTTTCAGTGAAGGCAATACGGGCCGCCTCAAGTTTGGCGGCACTATTTGCGTTATCCGCACTAATGGGATCGTCAAGGATGATTTTATCGCCCCGAACGCCCGTCATTGAGGTAAAAGCCCGCGCCTGGCGCACGCCTTTTCGACTATTGCCAAATTCCCGCTTGCCATCCAGATCCGCTAGCAACTGAATCGGCCATAGATTTTGATACCATCCGCTTTTGATAAGATCCCGGCAGCGCCGACTATCCCGGATGGCTAATTGTTCTTCGTGGGCCGTACCCACAAAGCGCATTTCCGGTTTATTTTGCGGCCCCCACTCCCACGCAGGCCAGATCACACCGGTCAATAAACTTTTCATTGTCCCGGGCGGAACATTCATCAGAAGCCGATTGATATGCCCGAAGGTGACCGCCTCCAAATGCTCGCATATGGCATCCAGCGCCCATCCCCATTTCAGTGGCGTAGCAGGTTCCAGCACATGCCAGGCACGTTTTGCAAAGTGGGCAAGGCTGCGGGAGCATAATTCCCGCTCGATTGATATTAGATCCGCGGGTGTTAGATTTAACGGCCTGTGGGCGGTCATTGTGAATGCTCATCCTGGGCTTTTAATATCTCCGCCAGGGTATCGGTTGACAGCTTTTTAACATCCAGCGTTGTTTTCACTTCCACCGGGTTATCCTGATCGCCGCTGATCATCATTCGATCCCCGTATTTGCGCGGGGCAAGCTTGGATAACAGCCATTTACGGGTGTCCACTTGCAGACGTTGTTTTTGCACCGCCCCATGATCAGTGGATCCGCTATCAGTAAAACCCACTTCAGCATCCGCTATTTGCAGGGTTTCGGATGCGATATGTTCTATCAAATCTTCACGCGCGCGCGCGTAGTTGTTGGCCAGTTGCTTATCGTCACGTACCCAATCAAAAAACGTACTATGGTGAATTCCGACCTTTTTGCATGCCTGGTGACAACTTGAACCATCGCGCATATAGCGCAAAATGGCATCTGCTTTGCGTTTTCGGGTAGCTTCAGCATCCGCCTTTTTTTTCGCCACGGCCACCGCATCGGATTTGCGCTTACGGGTTGTGGATTTGGCGGTTGTCTTGGTTTTAGCACTCCCTTTCGCTGGGGCTGCGGGCTTTTTCGAAATAGCCATATTGATTCACTTTTACTCAATCACTCAATAACACTATCGTCATGCAAATTCATAATGCGCTGTTTTAAAAGATATCCCTCTAATGGCCATATCTTTTCGCGGGCATTAAAGCGGGCAATACGTTTGCCGATTTCGGCATCAAAATTCAAAGGACTTGCGCAAGCGGACGATCCCACCGTCGAAAAGCCATTTTTCAACGTCAACAGGCACACCGTCACACTGGTGCCCGGGAATATGTAAAACTCCTCCTTGATAATCGCCTCATCGATGTCCTCAGGCGTGACGCGGGGCGCATTGAGCCCCTTTTCCCGGATCAGTTGTTCCAGCGCTTGCTCATCCATAGTCTGTCCTTATTATTTTGAGGTGTTACTGATTTACTCGATTGAGTATTTGAGTTTTTAAAATCGTTGCTGTTTGGGCGTGGCTTTTAAACAGCTATGCCAAAGCGACCGATTAGGGGTTATTTTGGTAATCCGGGTTTCATTGAATTGCTTGAAAAGGATCTTTTTTAAACCGGATTCATTGACCGGTTTGGGGCAGATCACAATCATCCAGATCCGGCCATCCAGCTGCACCCGCCAGGCGCGCCACATGGGTTCCTAGCCTGTTTTCAATGACCAGTGAACGATCTCACCCCCGGTGAATGCATCCCGCGTCATGGCGTATTCCACCGCCTGGATCGCGTTTTTGCCGTGATCCATCGCCGCCTGGGCCCATTTCCACCCGGTGCCCAGGGCAAGCTGGCCAGTGATATCAAAACCGCTGATGGCGTTATCGTACAGCTGCACCGAATCGATGATCCTTCCGCCACTAAACCCAGCCATAACATGAATAACGATCGCCTCCATTTCATCGACTTTGGGCTTTTCCTTGTCCGGGTGTTCCAGCCAATCAGCAAAGGCATAGGCCTGGGCCAGATGGCCACCCATCGCAATGATGTATTCGCCATCATCCTGCGGTCTTTTTATGAGTAGTTTTCGCGTTGCGGCGCAAATCGTATCTTGAAAAGACACCGCCGAATCCACCGCCAAAATTTCCCCATCCCAGGCAATCGTGGTCATTAATCGCCGCACCCTTTATTGATGTTTTTCCCGTCCGGGGTCGTGAAATCGGTCCAATGGCGCCACCCCTGCGGGCAGTGAAAACCCCATTCCCGAATCCGCGGGCCGGTGATGAACAAGGTCCACACCGGGCTGTTGAGCACGATCAGGCGGTGGGCAAACTGAGCGGTCCTGAATACCGGCACAAACCGCTTTATGGTGCGGG